ATAGTCGCCGGCCGAGAACGTGGTGGCGGACGTGTTTTCCTGGCCGCGCAGCACGGTACAGCTGTCGACATCGCGCGCCGTGACATAGACGATCTCGCGCTTCGGCACGCCGCCCACGGTCGTTACCAGCGTCAGCGGGAAGAATTCGCCGGCCACGATCTGCGGGAACAGCGTGCCGGTGCCAGGCGCCAGCAGCACGGTGGTCGAGTTCACATTGATCGCGCCGGCCAGCGTCGATTCGGCATTGTTTGTCAGTTTCAGACGCATTACAGATCCTTCACGCGCAAATAGAATTCGCCTTCGATCTCACGCCCGCCCACGCTGTAGATCAGGGCCGTGACCTTGTAGGTGGCATCGTCGGTGCCACCGGACACCCATACCTTGGCCGTGACATCGGTCCAGCTGATGTTTTCGACCGTCAGCACGTCGTCCGGTCCGGTAACGAAGGCGGTCACGTTGTCGATCGTGTCGCTGTCGCCAAGCGAGCGCGCGGCCACAATGTCGAAATCGAGCAGTTCGCGCGGCTGTTTGAACAGGGTATCGGCCATGGTTCAGTCCTTACATATAGTCGCTGCGGGAGCGGACGGGTGCGCGCTGCTGGCCAGTGGCGCCGCGCCACGCCAGCGCGCCCAGCTTCTGGTCGACCAGGCCGAAGTAGGCCGCGCCCATCGTCACGTCGGTGAATGGTTGATCCGGCGTCGACAGCAGGCGGCCCAGGGCGCCCCACGCCACCAGTTCATGGTGCAGTTCGAACAGGAAGGTGGGCACCTGATCGGCGTCCATCGACGGCTTCAAGATCATGTTCACCAGCAGCAAGCCGGTATCGACCGGCGCGATGCGCAGGCTGCCGGGCAGGAGCTGGGTATAGAAGCGCGGCTGGCCTTCGATCGTGCCGCGCCGCCAGCCGCGCATGCACTGGTCCATCCACTGGACGGTCTTCGATTCCAGCGGACGGTCGTTGAACAGCACCGATTCGAAATCGACGAGCGTTGCCTGGTCCGGGATCGGGATGTCCATCTCGTTCACGTCCTGCACCGGAATCTCGTCGCTATAGCGCCATTGCCGGCTGCGGGTGCAGATGTCGTCGCACGCCTGCAGGATCGCCTTGTAGGCGGCAGGGGCCGGCGCGCCCGGCGCCTTCGGGGAGATCTCGGGCAGGAAGGCGTCAAGGTCGATCATTTGGAATTCCCGGTAGCGGAGTTGACTTGCGCGGCCTGGCTCGGCGCGCCGATGGCGTCGGTGAACGCCTGGTAATGCAGGGCCGCCATGTTGCCCTGGCTGTACTGCGAATCCTTGCTGTGAGCGCGGTACATCATCCAGTTCAGCAGGGCGCTGATGAACTCGGCGCGCAGCTCCAGGGTGTCGGCGGGCGAAACCACCTTGGGCGCGGGCTTCGCCACCAGCACTTCGACCCTTGCCCCAGCGGCTGCCGGCGGGTAGACATAGAAACTGGTCGGGCTGCGCTCGTCGATCATGTAGTGGCGGGTCGGCGCGGCGCGGCGGGTGTGCCAGGTGGGATCGACATCGTCGAGCTGCTGGCGGTCGCAGATGCGGATCGCGCGGCCAGAGACGCCATCCGCGCGCACGTTGCGCATCACGTCGAGGATCTGCGATGTGCCGGTGCTCGTGTTTTGCAGCGTGCCGGCGGACAGTTCGATGATCTCGGTGACGGCGCGGGCTGCCGGGCGGCGCAGCACGATTTCGCTGGCGCCGTCGTTGATCCAGTCGATCGATTCCGATTCGGACCAGCGTATCGCCTTCGCATCCATCATGATGTTCCGGAAGCGGCGCAGCAGGTCGGCGACAAGGATGCCAGTGCCCGCCACGTCATTGGATGCAGAAGGGATGATGGTGGTGAGCATGGTGTTTTCCTGTTCGCAGTCGCCGCCGGTTTGAGCTGGCGCTTACTGCTTGGCGGCGATCAGCTCGCGCAGCTTCTCGATGCCGGTGTTGTGGTGCGGCTTCTTGTCGTACAGGCGCTCGTATTCGGCGGCCAGGGCGGCGCGCTCGTCGACCGGCGGCTGCTCGGTGGCGGCCGGCGGCGTGGCGGCTGCGGCGGCCAGGCTGTCCAGCACCTGCTCGATTGCTGCATCACGCGCTTCCTGCGGCTGCTTGTTCCAATCGTCGGCAGTCAAGCCGGACGCTTCGTGCGCGCGGGCGACGATGGTGCCGAGCTGGTGCGAGACGCCGCCGATGTCGAAGGTGGCCGGGTAGTCGCCGCCCAGCAGGATCTCGGGCGCGGCGGCCGGCGATGCTTCAGGCAGCGGTGCTGGGCCGGTGGCCTTGGCGCCATCGGCGTATTCCTTGGTGGCGACGGCAACCGGCGCGGCGCTGTTGACCGGCTGGCCTTCGCCACGGTACAGGCGGAAGCCTTCGGTGATAGACAGGAAGCGGTCAGCATGGTCCTGGTCGGCGACTTCGCACACATGCGCGCCGTCCGTATAGGGCTGAAAGTGGTATTCGGTATTGCCGAGGGGGATGCGCGAACCGCCTGCGCGTATCAGTTTGCATTCAATTGCGGTGGGCTTCATCGGGTTCTCCGAGTGGTTGTTCTGCGATGAATGGAAAAACGGGGCCGGCTGGCCCCGTCAGGTGCTGCTGATTAGTACACTTCGTAGCTGTTGGCCGGGTGCATCGACACGGTCAGGCGCAGGCGGCCGGCGGTGGCGCCGGTCGGTGCGGCGACGATCTTGACGCCGATCGAACGGTCATTGCCCACCGGGGTGATGGTCAGCGCCGTCTTGGTGGTCGAGGTCGAAGCCACGGCGCCAGTCTGCGCTGCGGTCGAAGCCACGAACAGTTCCTGGCCCACGGTGCGGGCGGCATCGTTGGTGCCCACGGTGCCCGACATCAGGCCCACGTCCAGGGTGATGGCGGTGCCGGTGTCCAGGTCGTCAGCGATCAGCTGGGCGCCGTGGATGGTGTGGCCGGCCGGCAGGACGCCGAGGTCGATCACGTTGTTGGCGACCAGATCGGCCGCCTTCAGGTCGACGAAGAAGCGATTGACGACCAGGTCGCCGGCGCAGTCGCCAGCGATCACGCGCTGCTGGCGCGTGGCGAATTGAGACAGGATGATAGCCATGATGGATTCCTAGATAGATGGATTCAGGTGGAAGGACCGGGTTGCCCCGGCCCGTTCGCATTACACGGTCGGGTCTTTGGCTGCGGTGTCGATCGACATCACGCCGAAGTCGCGGCCATTGAAGCGGGTCTTCTTGACACCGAAGATGCAGCCTGCCGAAACCGCCGGCTCGTTGTCGAAGTCCTTCATCTTTTCCTTCCAGGTGTAGCGCATGCCGCCCGAAGTGCCATAGGCGACGACCGCAGCCTGGCGACCCAGCAGCAGGGCGCGTGCGGCGCTGACGTTGCCGCCGGCACCGTAGTCGCTGAAGCGGATCACCGAACGGTGCTTGTGCAGCACGGCGCCGCCGATCATGCCCAGGTTGCCCTTGAACAGCGGGTTGTCGCGGCCTTCTGCGGCAGCGGCAGCCTTCTGCAGGTCCATCCAGTTGCCGGTGGTCGGGTCGTTGCGCAGGTCGAATTCCTGGTCCGGGTTCATCAGGAACACGTAGTTGCCTTCCGAGCCGTTCTTGACCGGCACCATGTTGGCGGCGTCCGGGTTGCGGGCCTGCATCATCTCGGCGCGGTTCAGCGCTTTCTCGATGACGGCGCGGTTCATCTTGTCGGCAGCGGTCAGGGTGGACTTGCTGGTCGCGGCGCCGCCGTACAGCAGGTGTTCTGCGTCCGGCGCCTGGAACGGGTTGCCGGCGTGGCCGGTCCAGGTCGACGGCATCAGGAAGTCTTCGTTCGAACCACGGCCACCGCCGAGGTACATGAAGAACAGCTCATCGGTGAACTTGGCGAAGAAGTCGGCCAGTTGGGCTTTTGCATTGCTGCGCAGGTCGTGGACGGTGCGCTTGCGGGTCATCTCGCCACCGCAGGACACGGGCTTACGCACCTGGTCGATGAAGACTTCATCCTGGTAGTAGCGCTGGTTTTCCTCGCTGCCTTCGGCGCGGTCATCGCCGAAGGTCGGCTGGCCGCGCAGGGCCACGCTCAGGTCGAATTTGACGCGGTCGCCGGCGCCCGATTCCAGATCGGTCATGCGCTGGATGACGCTGTTGATGGACGTGCCGATGAACTTCTGTTCGAAGTACGAAGCGGCGCGCTGGTCGATCCACAGGCCAGTGGACCATTTCTGGACGGTCTGCGGCGATGCTGCGCCGAAAGTGGTAACGCTCATGGAAGTGCTCCCTATAAAAGGATGGGGTTGAATTCACCCGGCACTTCCTGCGCTGGTTGATGGCGTGATTGTACGGTTACTTTTTTCTCAAAGCAACAAAATGATTGAAAGCAACATGGCTCAGGCCGTCATGATGCCGCGCTCGGCGATCAGGCGGATGCCGGGCGCTTCGTCCGGCACCTTCTTGACCGGGATCGAGCGGTCGGCCTCGACCACGAAGCGGCCGATTTGCCCGCTTTTCTGCACGAACGTGACGGTGGCGTCACCGATCTGCAGTTTGTCGCCGGGCTTCAAGTCGATGGTCAGGGCCATGTGTGCTTTCAATCAGTGGTGGTCAGTTCTTGAAGTAGCGGGCGCGCTGGGCGTCGGTCAGACCTTCGACCGCCTTTTCGTAGCCCACCAGATCGGTCTTGGCCAACGAATCCAAGTGGGCGAACTCGCCGCCGGTGGTGTCGTTCATCGAGGCGGCCGGCAGGCTGCCGATGTTCGGCGGCGCGGCCGGGGTCGGCACCTTGTGCTGGACCGGCTTCGTTGCCACCGGTTGCGCGGCGGGAGCCTTGCCGTTCATCGCCAGCACCATCTTGTGGGCCTTGTCCAGCGCCGTCTCGTTGGCCAGGCCACGGTTCTCCGGCTGGCTGGCGATCAGCTTGATGGCCATGTCCAGTTGCGACAGCAGCGCCGGATCCTTGTAGTCGTCGTGCGCGGCGAGGAAGCGATTGCAGTCTGCCACCCAGGCGTTCTGGATCTGCTGGTCGTTCAGCTTGCGCGCCAGATCCGCCTCGCGCACCTGGTGCTGGATGTCGGCGCGCTGGTCGTTCAGGGCGTCGAGCTGGCGCTGGTAGTCCTTGGTCGTGACTTCGCCCGCTTCGAACTTGTCCAGCAGCGCGTCCTTGTCGGCGGCGATCTTGTCGAGCTTGGCCTGGGCGTCTTCCGGCGCCTGGACGTGCAGGAGCGGCGCCGGGGCGGCGGCTACTGCTTCGGCTTTGGCAGCGGCAGGCTCGGGCGCGGGTTCCGGTGCGGGGTCGGCAGCAGCGGCTGGCTCTGCGCTTGCAGGTGCAGCAGCGGCACCAGGGTCAGCAGCAGGAGCGGCAGCAGCTTGCGCTTCGGGGTCAGCAGGCGCCGGCTCAGCAGCGGTGGCTTCGGGTTCAGCTTCCGGGTCGACAATTTGTTTCTCGCTTTCATCGTCAGGGGTGGCAAGGGCTGCTGCTTCTTCGGCGGTCAGGCCGTGGTCTTCGTTCAGGGACATGGTTTCTCCTTGTAGTTAGAACGTGGTCGGCTGCGCGATGCCACGAATCACGGCCATGAAACCGCGCTGCAGGTCGGTGGCGCCGATGCTGATCCAGCGCTGATCGAGCGACAAAGCTGGCGGCGAATCGCTGGTCGCCTGGCCGGTGTGCTTGCGCAGCTTGGCGACGTAGGCTCCGCACTGCTCTGCTAGTGCCTTGCCCTCGTTCATGAGGTCGATTTCTTCTTGCGACAGGTCGCGGTAGCCTTTGATCTTCTGGTGCTGGTTATCCATCTGAAGCTCTCCTTATTGTGGTTGTGGTGCTACGAGTGCAGGCGCAGCCTGCGGGGGAACGGGTACGGCTTGTGGCGCTGGCAGTTGCGGCGGCAGGCCCTGCGCAGCGGGTTGCGGCAGGTTGGTGGGCACCGGCAGGCCGTTGATCCAGCCGCCTTGCACCATGATGCCGTCCGCGACTCTGGCGATCGTCGGCGCCTGGATCACCTGCATGGCCGCGCTCATGGCCGAGTTGGCGCCGGTCATGTTGTTGTTGAACATGACGGAGCGCTGCACGTCAACCTGGGCGCGCTTCTGCTCGGCGCTGGCGCGCTTGTCGTCGATCTCGGCCTCCACCTTGGCCATGCCAAGTTCGGCCTGCTTCTGGGCCATCTGCGCTTGCTCGGCTTTCGCCTGCTCGGCCTGCATGTCTTCCGGGGTCGGCTCGGTCGCGTCCGGATCTTTCTGGCCGTTCAGGGCGCGGATGCGCTTGACCAGCTCGTCGCGGTTCTCCACGTCCATGGTGTCGACCCACAGGTCCAGCAACTGCATCGAGATTTCCGGCGGCAGCTTGCCCAGCAGCTCGCCGAACTGTTCATTGGCGGCCTGGCGCATGGTGACGCGCCAGTCGGCTTCGCTTACGACGAAATCGGCCTTGCTGCGGGTGATGTCGTTATCGGGCAGGCCGTCGTTCATGGTGACGAACTCGGGCGCGCCGCGCATGTTGGTGATGCGGAACTGTTTCTGGTCGGTGGCGAACTGCTCCACCAGGCTGAGTTTCTTCTCGCCGTGGATCTGGTGCGCGAGGCGCAGGTTGTCGAACGGGCCGGACGTGGCCAGCGAACCCTGCTCTTGCCTCGCCTGCACGGCAACGCCGGACACCGCATTCGTCTTG